AGTCCGCCGACGCGAGTACCAAGACGGTCTCGCAGCAGAAGGACGAGGAGGACGGTCGGTCTGTCACCATCCAGGACCTAGTTCCTGTATTCAACTCGATGTTTTAGACAAGATCATGAAACCAAGCGAAGTGGGATTTGATGGGGTCAAAGGGTTAACATGGGATGGTCCTCATCGGTCTATTCTTAAGCTGAAGAGGGGCAAAACCATTCCCGACCCACGCAGGGAGGATCTTAAGAACCAGTTGCTATGGTTCTATCCCGACGGCCAAGACCCCAAACTGATCTACTGTAACCAGGACAATCAGTTATTTGAGTTGAACTTTGTTCCCACCGAAGACTGGATTCTATCTTTAGAAACTGAGTAAACCATCTCCATGACACCACAAACATTTGAGGATCTTAACGACCATTTCAGAGCGACCTACGGCTTCTCCCTCTTCCTCAAGGAGGAGCCCACGCTTATGAGCAAAGCCAAAAAACCCACTCGATGGGTCGGGGCCAACTCCCCCGATGTTGTGCTACTTCGCCGAACTGGCTACCCCACCACCAAGTACCCCAAGTCCCATGGTATAATTAGTAATGGGGGACACAGACCTGTATCCCTCTCCACTCTCCTCTCCAATATCAAGGAGGGAAGAGAATTGTTCGTACGGTTACAATAACCCTACCGAACTAGTTTAAAGTAAAATTCAGACGTTTTTCGATCTGGTGCTATCACCACGTATTGCCGGGCGTCTGTCATAGCATCTCTAACTCATCTATAAACAATTGCAGATTGCAAAGATGACCCTGGAATGTTATGTTCCTTATCTCGGAGCTCATGAAGAAAACGATTGTTACCCTGGCCATTGCCGCTCTTTCAGCTTTCCCTCTTTCTGCAAAAGCAGGACAACAATGCGGAGGAGCAAGCTACTACGGTCTAGGGGACGGATACCAGGGAGGAATTACTGCATCTGGTCGGAGATTCGACACCTGGTCGAATCAAGCAGCGCACAAGTGGCTACCTTTTGGAACAGTTGTCACAGTGACTGCTAATGGCCGTAGCACGAAAGCGGTGATCACAGACCGCGGACCATTCGTCCACGGAAGAGTCATCGATTTGTCGGCGAAATCCTTTAGCGCCCTTGGCCCAATCTCCCGCGGTGTACACAACGTGTGTATTAGCTGGAACTGAGAACATAGACAACTGAATAGAAAGTGGCCCCAAGCAAATGCTTGGGCTTTCTAGTATGTCAGACTTCCAGCGTGGATTTGAGCAGGTAGCAGATGGTGTTACTGTCCGTAAGGAATCCCTCGACCACGTTCACGAACCCGTACTGCTTCTCGTCCTCCAGTACGTTCCTGAGAAGCTCCAGGTCGGATCGGTAGCGCACGCACAGCGTCAGCAACCACTCCACAAGCTCTATATTCATACTCCACTCGATATCTGGGACCTGGTTAAATGCCCTCGCGGGGATCTCTACACCCAGTCCGCGGGCCTGCTCAGCGAACGTATCTGTCTGGCCTTCCAGTATCTCGTAGATCTTTCCGAAGAGGAGGTGCATCTGGTAGAAGTCCTTGCCCACCACGTTCCAGTGCGCGAGTTGGGAAGCCCCCTTGAACGCTAGGTGCGAGGCAAAAACCGAGTGGAATAGGGAGTTCATGTAAGTGTGTCGTAAGCTGGATTGAGTTTGATATTGAGATCCTGTCTTGCTGAGGTGCCAGGTTTGGTGTTAGGAACCGTGTCCACACTATTCCTCCACAGCGAGGAGTCTATATTTAACTTAAACCAGGGTGGGTAGGGTTGGGTGCGGTCTCTGTAGCATTTCCACACCTTGCTCAGGGTGCCAGTGACGATTCTGTCCTCGTCGATAACCCTATCGCCATTCTCGTCGAAGGAGAGAGCGGCTCTGGGTGTGAAGACGTAAGTAGCGCTGCCGTCGAAGGCCTCATTGCAGGTGATCTCAAGGTTGTCGGAGATCTCCCTTTCGCATCTGGGGTCCTCGACAACGTACTCCTCTGTGGTGTCGGAGTTGATCACTCTTCTCCAGACGGCCAGGCCGGTGCCCTTCTGATCGGGGGTGAATAGGCACTTTCTCTTGGGTAGGAAGTCCTCTACAGAGATGGGATCGAAGGCCGCGCAGGGCTGACTGTAGAACCTGCCGTCGGGTATGAGAACCTCTATGCTGTAGGTCTGCTCGTAGATGAATTGGGAGGCTTCGGTTACCTGGACGAACCTCTCCGGCCCCAACTCAAACCCCGTCTGGAACTCCAACCCCGGCACCTCCGGCACCCACCCCGTCACGGAGTCGGCTATGAGGTCGAGGATGGGCAGGGAGAAGCTATGCCCCTCCCTCTGGGTCTGTTTCTGCACCAGAGTTATGGTGTAATTTAGCTTTCTGTTCCTGACGGTGGGGATGTAGGCTCCCTTGTTGGGATTGGTGGTGCTTCCGGCCGCCCAACTCACAATAATCATCGCCTGCTCGGCGACTCGGCCGGACTCGTCGATCTCCTCGGCCAGTCTTATCACCACAGCGCTCTGACCTAGGGCGTTATGCACCCTCCTGTGGAGTTGATTCTCTATCTCTAGGAGCATCGGTCAGAATCCCCCGCCGCTGATAAAACTCTGAAGCTCCCAGTTGCCGGTCATGTGGTTGTAGAGAAGAGCGTCCCCCGGCCTCACGTTCCTGGTGAAGCTGACGTCCGCTAGATCCTGGAGCTTTCTCGTGGCCTCCAGTCCCATAATGTACTGACGGAGTTCGGCGGCACTCAACTTATACACCGTGCCATCCGGGAACACCCCGATCCTACCACCCAACCCACCGTAGTTGGATCCGTAGTAGCAGTCATTGCCGGCTCCTTCCAGGAGCATGAAAGCGTTTCCGTCCGCAGGACCGGGGTTAAAGGGGTCGTATCCGTAGGGTTGGTTGCTCATGGTTAGAATGTATTGCCTTCCTGAAGGCCGCTGTAGTTGTCGAAGTTGCCGTCGGCGCTCTCTGTGGAGTTGGTGGCGATGATGGTGTCTCCGCCTTCCGGATCAACGGCGTCCGGAGTGTTTGTGAAGGACGCCAGACCTCTCGTCGTCTCGAGCGCGTCGAATAGCTCGTTGACCTCCAGAGTGGACTCTGGGAGGAGCGACGACACCTGCATGGAACTGTCGGAGAGGTGCTCGGAACTGACCCGGTTGGCGGACATCGCCTCCTTGCGCGGGAAGGGCCACCAGCGGTTATTGCCTCCCTCGCGGAGCACCCACCTGTTGAGAGAAGGCTCGGTGAAGCTCCTGCCTCTTCTGTAGGAGCTCTTGGTCATCGTGCATCCACTACCCCAGTAGCGGTAGGCCTCCTGCCACTTGAGTCCGGTGGATGGGGAGGATTTGGACGCCCAGAGCTCGAGTTGCTCCATCGCCTTCTCCGCGGCGTCTATGACCTGCTGTCTAGGTCTCAGAACGTCGAGGTACCATCTGGCGAGGATCGCCTGCGTGCGACGGTACGAACCCGCGATGAGGATCTTGCCCTGAGGCGGTGCCGTGACAATGTAGTTGTTTATTAGTACGGCGGCGTCATTCAGAGCCACCTGGATCTTATCGCCGTTTATGCTATTTCCGGTAGGATTGTCTATGTTGGAGAGTTCTATGGCCTCCTGGTAGCCAAAAGCCTCCACAAAATAATCCACCGTGGCTGGATTGCAGTTATCGGCTATTCCGAACTTATCCGGATATGGAGAATTTGGCACGATCCAGATCCCATTGCTTCTGTACTAGCCTTAAACTATGGTATGATAGGAACAAAAATCCATGGGAAAAAGCGTCAAGACTCTGATGAACGCGTATCTGACCTCGTTCAGGCTGGCCCTGCTGCGAGATCCCACCTCGGACACCTTCGTGCTGAAGAAGAGCATATCGTACTTGAAAAAAGCCATAGTGGCGATCGGTGGCATCGAGCCCGGGATCCTGGAGACAATGCTCGAGGAGCTGGACGCCTTCCTCTCGTCCGAACACCACCTGGCGCTACAGTTAGAGGTGCTGTTCGTGGATAGCAAGCAGAGTAGCATCTACAACTCCAATATCAGAGCACTCTCGGAGTTTAGGAAGGAACTCGCGGAGTTGGTAGGCACAAAAAAAGGAGGCCCGGAGGCCTCCAAGGAGTCGGAGCCAGATGGCTCAAGCGACGGGGTTCTGGAAGATGAAACCAGCGCCACACTTTCCGTTCTCACCCATGCCGACGAGCTCGAAGCTACGCTCGACAAGGATGTCGCCGGTGAACACTCTGCGCTCGATGTTGAAGCGCTCAGGAGTGGAGATGGGATAACCACTCAGAGTGTAGGTGTAGGCGAAGGCGGGGTTGCCGTAGTTGGCGTCCAGGGCGGGCATGAAGCCGTCGGTGGAGGATGAAGGATGGTAGAAGAGGATCGCGGTGTTGTTGTAGATGTTCTCCAGCGCACCGGTGGCCTGATTCAGCTTCAGTCTGCGAGCCACGCGAAGCTCGTCCAGACCAAAGATCTGGGCCAGAGTCTTCTCGTCGACAAGCACACCGCGCTGCATGAAGTCACGGATTCTCTTGTTACGCTTCAGGGCGTTGAAGGCGTCAGGTGAAAGCACCAGTTTGTTCGGATATACACCGATCTGGCTACGCACCTGCTCCTTGGCGTCGTCCATCAGCACTTCCACGTCAGCGGTAGGGCTGTTGAATTGGTCGGCACCGCCGTTGTAGGTGGCGAGGTTCAGCACGTTGTTGGTCTCGTACTGAGCGGCGTCGGTCACCTGGTCAGCGACTTGAACTTCCCAGGACTGCATCAGACGGTTGGCGGCGTCCTTAGCAGCGAACTGGCGAAGATCGATCTGAGCGGCGCCGTTCTTGGCCTCAGCAGCGACCTCTTCGGCGATCTCCCAGCTGATCGCTTCCTGACGGAGGGCGAACGAGCGAGTTCCGAATTGGTTCTGGATCTTCTGGATGTTGGTTCCGGGAGCGCGGAGGAACGACTGAGCCGCAAAAGCCTCCTTACCGAATACCAGGGTACGTCCAGCGCGAGTATTCATAGATACCGCGGGAGCGAAGAAGGTAGCCACACCCTCAGCGTTCTTGTACCCTTGAGCTAGTTGCGTAAGAATGGGGTCAATTACGCGTACCTGATCAAGATTCATCATAGTTGGTTACTCTCCTTTAGTATCTATCAAGCGCCGGCTTCGTTACCGAGCTTAACGCGGATGTACTGACCAGCGGTTGTGGCAGCAGAAGCGTCAAGAGCACGGCCAAGAACGACACCAGCACCGGCGGTTTTGGTGGCCCTTCCAGCGGTAGTGGCGTAGACAGCGTCATCTACACCGAAAGCGGCAGCGGCCGCGTCCACCTCGACAATGACGATACCAGAGGTAACGACGGTGGCGAGTCCCTGGTAGGGGAATACGCCGGGCTTGTACGGAGTGGTGGAGGGGTTCAGTTGTCCCTCGTAGACCAGAGTCGAACCGTCATCCACCTGGTAGCCATTGGCGTTCAGTTCGCCTTGGCCGTAGATGCGGTAGACATTCACGCCAGCGGCGTAGCCACCAGCGACGGGGTAAGCGCCAGTGCGCTTGATGAAGCGATGTGCGTCGACACCTGATGTGAGAGCGGTGCTGTCGGTGACAGTCACAGTCTCCACATACTGGTGATCGAAGGACATGTAACGTGGGTCATTAGCCATGTTTTGGATCTCCTTAAGAGTTAGATAGAACAGCCTTCAGAGCGATGGTGTACTCGACACCCTTCGCTTCGGAGTACTCCAGAGCTTGCGCGTGAAGGTCCGCTGTGGCGGGATCGTAGACGTACCCATCAGCCGAAGGCGTGACTTGCTTCTTGGCTGGTGGAGCCGAAGCTGGGGTCGCGAATTCCTCGAAGCTGACCATGGAGGGTAGGTTCTCCAGGACACCTTTGAAGAAGTCAAATTGAGAGGCTTTGCCTGTCTCAGAGAAGTTCACCGAGTTCTTGTTATTGAGGGTCTCCATGAACCGGACGAGATCCGTCTTAGAGACGATCTGCTGGGTCAGTTTACCACCATCGTATAGAGTCTCGCAGAAATCAGAGATTTCCTTCTCTCTCATGAGTTTTTTCTGTCTGGCAAGTTCCTCTTCCAATTCGGCTACCCGGGCCTGAAGGTCATTCTGTCCCCGAACTCCCATAGCGGTTTCGCTATGATCCAGAGTTCCTGTAGCCTCTTTTGAAACGGTCTCTTCCGACATGTCTCCCTTCATCATCTCCTTTTTCCTCTTCTCTTCCTCATCCTCCTCGTAGTCCTTGCAGCCTTCACCGTGCTCGGAAACTTCCTCGTCTTCCTCGGTAGCTTCCTCCTCGGAGTAAACCTGCTCTCCCTTGGGTTCGTCAGCGCCTTTCACGTCCTCGGAGGGCGGTTGGCCAGCGTCGGAGGGCTTCTCACCTTTCTTCACAGCTTCTCCCATGTCCTTGCTGTCCTCTTCCTCCTCGTCGTCCTTCTCACTCTCACCACCCTTCTTAGCTTCCATAGCCTTTTTGAGTCCCTCTGGCATCTCGCCATAAGACATTCCCTCACCCTCCATCATGGAGGCAGCATCAGTTTTAAGAGCCAGGGCCTTGATCAGCTCGTCTATCTCGTAATTAGACGCGAGTTGGGCGATCTTCTGATCATCTCCTTGCATATCTCCCGAGATATCCTCGGTTTCCATGCCGGAACCCGTGTCGCCATCAGTAGAAGGCCCGGCGGATCCGTCATCGGTCCCGCCATCGGTAGCATCATCACCGGAATCCATGCCGGCTTCCGCGTCGGGTGCCTCACCATCCTGAGAAGGCATGTCACCGTCAGCGGTGGGGTCGGCATCAGCACCTTCGTCGGCACCATCTTCCAGCCCTAGGCTGTCGGATGCTCCGTTTT